CTTGAGCAGGCACAACGTGAAAAGGTATTCTCCCTCTCGCGCCTCCCCGAATTCCGGTTTTACCTCCCCCTGACCAACACCCGAATCCATTCGCGTTCCGGCTATGGATGCCAGTGCCCAGACTGGCCCCATGAAAACATCACTTCGCCTTCAGATTGCCGCTTGCACCACCAGGCTCCGGAAAGCCGGATCCGAGATCCAGCTGTTACCGGCTGGCGTCTTCCGTGCTCGCGATGGCCGGCCCCATGGCATCAAAGGCTGGCGCACCGATGCCGACATTGCCCGGCGCATCGTTGCCCTGGCCACTCAGCGTGAAACGCCCTTCGTTATCGACTACGAGCATCAGACCCTGAGCGCGCCGGACTCCGGCAACCCGGCCCCGGCCGCTGCCTGGTTCCAGACCCTGGAATGGCGAGAAGGCGATGGCCTGTATGCGGTAGACGTTGAGTGGACCGCCAAAGCGGCCGCCATGATTGAAGGCGATGAATACCGCTATCTCTCCCCCGTTTTCAAGTTCGACGAATCCGGTGCGGTGACAGAGCTGCTGATGGCAGCCGTCACCAATAACCCGGCCATTGATGGGATCGCCGATGTGGCGGCTGCCCGTTATCTGCACCAACCACACGAGGAGGCAACACCCGTGGACGAAGAACTGTTGAAGATGCTCGGGCTGGAGGCTGACGCCACCCCCGAGCAGATCCGAGCGGCCATCCAGGCACTCATGGAGAAGGCCAATAAGGCGGACAAAGCCGAAGCCGATGTGGCTGCCCTGCGCACCAAGATCGACAAGCCGGACCCGGAGAAGTTTGTGCCGGTCTCCGCCGTGAGCGAGCTGCAAACCCAAATCGCCGCGCTCTCTACCAAGATCCAAACCGGTGAAGTGGACCAGCTGGTGAAGGAAGGGCTGGATGACGGCCGCCTGGTGAAAAGCATGGAAGGCTGGGCCCGGGATCTCGGCGAAAAGGATGTGGCTGCCCTGCGCAGTTACCTGGACAACGCCCAGCCGATCGCCGCGCTGAGCCGCCAACAAACCGATGGCAAGAAGCCGCCCGAGGGTGACAACCACCTCACGGATGAAGAGCTGGCTGTTTGCCGTGCAATGAACCAGACGCCGGAAGAGTTCCTGAAGGCCAAAGGCGTCAAGGTTGAGGAGACCAAAGCATGATTATTACTCCGGCACTTCTTACTGCCCTGATGACCAGTTACAAAAAGGAATACCAGGCTGGTCAGACCATGGCAGAGCCGCAATGGGACAAGATTGCCTCCCGCGTGGGAAGCAGTTCACGTTCCAACACCTATGGCTGGCTGGGGCAGTTCCCGACCTTCCGCGAGTGGGTGGGCGATCGTGTCATCAAGGACATGAAGGCGCACGGCTACGAGATCACCAACAAGCTGTTCGAATCCACCGTGGGTGTTGCCCGCACCGACATCGAAGACGACAACATCGGCGCTTACGCCATGCTGTTCCAGGAAATGGGCCGCGCGGCGGCAATCCATCCGGACGAACTGGTGTTCACTCTGCTTGCGGCTGGCGGAACCACGCTGTGCTACGACGGCCAGAACTTCTTCGATACCGACCACCCGGTTTATCCGAACGTGGACGGCACCGGCACGCCGGTAACGGTCGCCAACCAGGACATTCCGGCAACCGATCCGGGTGCTGCCTGGTACCTGCTGGATGTGAGCCGGGCCATCAAGCCCGTCATATACCAGGAGCGCATCCCTGCGGACCTGCAGCAGATGACCAAGAACGACGACGAGCATGTGTTTACGGCGGACGAATACCGCTACGGCGTGCGCGCCCGCTCCAACGTCGGCTTTGGTTTCTGGCAAATGGCGTACAAGTCGCAGCAGCCGCTGACCGCCGCCAATTACGCGGCCGCCCGCACCGCGATGATGAATTTCAAGGCCGATGGCGGGCGCCCGATGGCTGTTCGCCCGACGCTGCTGGTCGTTCCGCCAACGCTGGAGTCTGCGGCATTCGAGGTGCTGAAAGCAGAGCGCGACGCCGCCGGCGCAACCAACGTGTACCAGAACACTGCGGAGCTTCTGGTAACACCCTGGCTGAGCTAAGGAGGTAACTGATGGCTGCCAAAAAACCATCTGCCCAGGCTGCTGCAAAGCAGCCTGAGGCCAGCAAGCCGGCTGAGAAGCCGGAAGATCAAACCACTGCATCATCCGCTGGTGAAAAGTCTGTGAAAGCGCCTGGGGCGCCGGAGACAAAACCTGAGGGTGGTAGTGGTGAGCAGGGCAAGGAGCGGGGGCCTGCCAAGGACGGCAACCTTTCCGAGGATCCGGACAAGGAATCCCCGGAAGGCGAGATCACGCTGGAAGTGGTCACCCGCCTGGAGCGCCGCATTCGCGGCGGGGTAATTGTCACCCGGGAACCGCGCACGGTGTCTGTGACTGAAGAGGTTGCAGAACTCATCGAGGCGGATCCGCATATCTCGGCTACCCGGAAATGATTTACGCCAGCCAGGCCGATATGGTCGAGCGCTTCGGGGAGCAGGAGCTGATCCAGCTCACCGATCGCAACAACACTGGGGCGGTTGATGCCACGGTGCTGGGCCGTGCCCTGGCTGACGCCACTGCCGAGATTGATGGCTACCTGGCCTCGCGGTATCAGCTTCCGCTGACCATCACGCCAACCGTTCTGGTTCGGGTGTGCGCGGATATCGCCCGGTACCACCTGCACGACGACAACATCCCTGAGCCGGTAGAGACCCGCTACAAAGCGGCGGTTGACCTGCTGCGCCAGGTGTCGTTGGGCCGGGTGTCGCTGGGCGTGTCCGACTCGGGCGAATCCCCGACCTCCAACGACGGCGCCGAGATCACATCCGGCGGCCGCATTTGGGGGCGGGCTGATAGCAAGGGGTACATCTGATGCTGAACCTGGTCGAGTGGATCAGCCGGATTTCAACGCCGGAGCGCCAAGCAGTGATGGCCGCTGATGTCGATGCAGCCCAGCAATCGCGCACCCTGCCCGCTTTGGTGGTGGTGCCGGGCCGGGAGACGGTGGTTACCGCGCCGCTCAGTGCCGGCGCCGGTTCCCGCCATCGCATCGTGGCGGAAGTGTTGGTCGTCACGGCCGTGCCCAGGGGGAACCAGCCATTGGGCGCAAAGATGGTGGACGAACTCAAGGCGCTGCGAGAGCCAACCCTCCAGCAACTGATTAACTGGGTCCCGGCTGGCTCCGATATCGAGGTTACCTGGCAGGGTGGCCAGCTCATGGCCCTCAAGAGCAACGCCCTTTACTGGGTGGATGCGTTCAAAACCGAATATTGGTGGAGCTTATGACCCAAAAACGGAAGCTGCCGCAGACCGGCGGCCAGTACGAGCGAGACAAGAAGGGCAACCCGGTACCCCGGAGCAAGCCCAAACCGGCAGATCCTGATAACGCCGAACAGCCCATCTCTGAAAAGGAGTAAGACATCATGGCTGGATTCAAAATGCGCCGCCGCCTGGTGCTGGCCGCCATCGAAACCGCATATGGCACCGATGCCGCGCCAACCCCGGCCGCCAACGCCATTCTGACCCGATCGGCCAGCGTCACGCCGCTGGCCGGCCAGGACATTGATCGCAACCTGCTGCGCATCTACTACGGCAACACTCAGTCCATCGCGGGCGAAAAGCACGTGGAGCTGCAGATGGAAGTGGAGCTTACCGGTGCCGGTGTCGCTGGTGATGCCCCGGCCTGGGCGCCCTTGCTGAGGGCCTGCGGCTTCGCTGAAACCCTCACGGCCGGAACTGAGGCGGTGTACAACCCGATCACCGATTCTGAGGAGTCGATCAGCTGCTGGATCCACCGGGATGGAGTGCTTCACAAGTTCACCGGCGGCCGTGGTTCAGTCAGCTTCCGCCTGGATGTGAACAACATCCCGTACATGACGTTCAATTTCATGGGCCTGCTGGGCACCATCAGCAACACGGCCATGCCAACCACGGCGGATTACTCCGGCTTCCTCACGCCGCTGCCGGTCACCAACGCCAACACCACCGCGCTGACCCTGCACGGTGCGGCCGTAAGCTTCAGCCAGCTCACGCTGGATATGGCCGTTGAATCGGTGAAGCACCAGGTGGTGGGTGCTGGCTCTTCCATTCTGATCGTGGATCGGGCGCCGTCCGGTACCGCCGTCATCGAAGAGCCCGATCTGGCCACCCTGGACCTTTACACGAAGGCCAAGGACGCCTCCCAGGGAACCTTGTCTGTTACTCACGGCGCCACGGCCGGCAATATCGTGGAGTTCTCTGCGCCCAAGATGGGCAGCGGCAGCCCCACCGAGCAGGACCTGAACGGCGTGCAGATGCTCTCTGTGCCGCTGACCATCAACCCAGACACCGGCAATGACGAGCTGGTTGTCACCGTCAAGTAAGGAGCCCTCCCTTATGTTCAAGCTCAACAGAGAGCGCTGCTACCAGTACCCGGTTTCGGTCACCGTCTTTGATGGCGAAAAGGAGCAGACCGGCAAGTTCACCGCCACCTTCAAGGTGTTGCCCAACAGCAAGCTGCGGGATCCGGGCAACGCCGATAAGACGTTGCTGGACCTGGTGCTGGTAAACGTTGAAGGCGTTGAAGTGGCCGGCGAAGACGGCAAGCCGCTGCAGGGCGAGGCGCTGGTGCAGACGCTGAAAGACGATCCCTCGGTCAGCGTGGCGCTGGTTGCCGCCTATCAGGAGAGCATCACAAAAAAGAACCGACCGCGAACCTGAGGGGCGCGGGCCGCTTCTGGGTCGAAGGCCGCAAGGCCGACCCAGGCGGGCTGGAATCCGATCTGGCGGCCTTTGGCATAGACATGCCGGACGCCGCCAGTTTTGCAGCTCAGGAGGCCCAGGGTTTCGCGGTGCTGCCGGAAAACTGGGATGCGGTAATGCTGTTCCTGAAGTGTTGCACTCAGTGGCGACACGCCGGCCTGGCCGGAATCCGGACCGGGCTGGATTACTCCGCAGTGGACGTGGTGATGCGCCACACCGACATCAAAGACCCTCAGGACGCCTTCTGGCGCCTGCAGCAAATCGAATCCGAAGCGTTGGCCGCCTTGGCTGAGAAACAGGATTAAGCATGAGCAAAGACCTTGATTTGAGACTGCGCCTGACAGCCACAGACAAAAACGTGGCCGGTACTGTGCGCAGCACCAAAAAAGAGGTTCAGGGCCTGAATGA